CGACCAGTTAATTCTGCGTCGTGCAAAAATGCATATGAAAGCGACCAACTAATACTTAGTAAAAATTTCCCCCGCGAAGCGAGGTACAAACATCTAAGTTAGTTGTTGTTGTCGCTTCGCAGCATGAAAGCACTTACGAAGTTTTAGAAAACCTTTTACATAGGAAAATCCTGACGACTGATTCGTGAATGGGTCATTTCCCACAGGATTTATTTTTCTCTTGCTACTAATTAGCAGCAGGAACCGATGTAATATTGTAAAACACCGGCGTATTCAAAAAGAAGTATAGATTATAATCTGTACCAATTCCTGAATACTTCCAAACTTTAACATCTTGGGAATCAGTTCCAGATGCACTATCATTTGTTGACACGAATACACGATATCCATCACGTGCACCTCCATCATAATTGGAAGCAGTGGTAGATGATTGTGGATTACTAGTCGCTAAAGGATTAGTGGACTGAAACTTATAACCAGTGTAGTTTGGCATTTGAACACTCAAACCCGCATTAGTGAGTTGAGAAGTAGCAGAAGTACCTCCTTGAGTTGCATCAACATTCTGAAAATAGAAACGTGCGTTAGCACTTACTGTTCCAGAAGCTTGAGAAACTCTGAGGTTAGCTGCTGTGATATTACGATGTGGTACACGAGTGACTAACATCTGAGGAATGGCTCGTAAGCCGTCCGCAGTGTATGTCCAATTCATGGAACCACGTTGTCCTATAAAAGCTGGCGCAAGCCAGTGATAGAAAGAATTTTGAACGTAATTAAAATTGAAATTAGATGCAGGAACAACTAATCCTTTAGCACTGTGTACGCCTGCAGGATCGTATCCATAATATAATGGAAAACGAGTCTGATCAAAACGTATCCAGGTCAAAGCATTAGCACCTACAGTAGTATCAATATAAACTTCATTCATATTCATTCTCCTTAAAAGAGGTCGCAAAGATCGTACTACTTCTCCGAAATTAATTAAATATCGGTCTGGTGTTACAATTGGTAAACCTTTACCAGCAATATGTTCTTCTGTTCTTTTAAGATCTTCTTGATATGTGTCACTAGGTGGCACATCTCTTTCTTCCGATTGAATTGCAAACGGAGTGAAAGAATTACCCACATTTTGTGGATTAGCATACTCTATATTATCAGCACCTCGTACATAAACGAGAATTTGAACTGATGAAGTTAAGACTGGCGCTGTGAGTGCATTATACACTCGTACCGTAATAACTCCATTATCAAAAGCATCATCGCCACTCCAGACGGGAGCAGCAGACGTACTCCAAGGTACATTAGATGCTGAAAAACCAGTATTACATTGTAAAAATGGTAGAGCTTGCTGATATGGTACACGTAATTCAACATCATGTTCTTCACCAATATCAATGATTTTAGTGAATACAGCTTGTGTAGAATCCGAAGTATTGAGCAATGAATTTGCAGCTTTACCTGCAGGATCAAATGAAATACGTATACGACCCTTATGATATTGAGAACAAATAACACGAAATCGAAATATTATATCTCCACGCCAATGTCTAAAACAATTTGTAATCCACCCTAAAGGTGTCATATAAATTTTAGAATTATTGACAGCGGAGAAATAATCATATTGAAATGGTGTTACTCTAGATGAAAATAAAATTTTATCAGAAGCGTCCGCAGTTGCCCATGTAGTAGTACATAGGTAACTTTCACGACATGCTAAGTATTGAATTGAAAGTTCATCTTTATCACAAGGATAACCTGTAATCTTTGGATCTAAAGTAAGTTCATTCTTTGGATCTAAAGTTAATTTCTCAACTGGATAACCAATTTCTGGTGATGCAAATTGAGGATATGGTTGAGGCCTAAAAGCCTGTGCATCTGAGATGTTCGGTACATTAGTGTAGCCAAAAAGACTAGCAATACCAGATATAGCATTAGCTCCAATTTGAGTTGCTTTAGCAAAGGATCCTATAATAGGAATTCCAGTAAAGTATCTCGCATATCGAGCAACAGCAGTAGCTGGTCCTGAAATTTGACCATCTCCAGCATATTCATCTGCTTGAATCTGAATTTCTTCAGATTGAAACTGTACATCTACAGTTGGACCAGATAGTGTAACATCTTCCATCCAAGCTAAAACTTTAATGGATACACCAGCTGCAACAACTGCATTAGCAGATTGTAAAGCAGAATAAATATAAAAATTTAATTGTCCCATATCAATAGTATCTTGATTATATCCCAATCTAAGAAAATTCTTAGGATAAAAGAAAGGTAATGTTAATTCACCACCTTCATTATTTTGAGGTAAAATCCAAAAACCAGGTCTTTGAGATATGGGTATTCTTTCTTGTAAAGAAGTAGATGTTATAATAGTAGTTGGAGTAAAATTTTGCAAAGGTTGATAACTCATATACATAGCTCCATAATAAAACGGAGATGCATTAATTAAGACTTTAATCTTAAGGTTACCACGAATAAAAGCAAAATTATACAACTTACGAGCTATAACAGCATTCTGAAGAAAGAGTTGCCATGGGTTAATAGTGAGAAATGATCCTAAAGGATCAGTTTCAGCCCAAGTGACAGTAAAAATCGTTGTCGGACGAGAAAGAAAATTAGCAAGACCAGCTGCATCAGCAGCATCTTGTTGACCTAAGTCATCAATTTGTAATTGATCACCTACAGATAAACCTGTAGTTTGATCAACAAAACAAACAGTTTCTTGATCTTTCATTCCGGCTCCTGGAGTCTGTAATACACCTTTCGGTAATATATTAGTCTCCTCAGATTGAATCTCTACAGAGGGATATTGAAAATCACCATATGCCATATAGGTAAATGCATCTTCATAATCACTAGGTGCTACATTGACTGGTGTATGCCAGCCAGAGAACCAAGTTTCTTCCTCTGGTAAACGTGCCATGCGACGTTTCATCTTTTTGATGAAACGTCGTCGTCGGTTTTTCTCCCAACGAATAGATTTTTTAATAGACTCTTCAGCCTTATTAAAATCATCGTAGTGTAGTTTTTCTAAATTTTGATTTATAGTAATACAATATAAAATATACAGAATGTATTAAACCTGTATAAGTCGAACCAATTTTTGTACTCTAACCAGTACATCTCTAAAAAGAGATTTTGAGGAACGCTCAGGTAAGAAAAATATATAATATCCACGCTCATAAAAAGATATATGATTCAAATATAAAATATGCAGTATATATATTATATAAGACACTTTATTTTAATTACAATTAAGTAATTAGGAGTAGTTTCTCACTCCTAAGCAGACCAATATCGGTCATACATTGATTGATATGTTGGAAAAGTATTTGAACAAATACAATAATCTAGACCAGCTAGATGAACCATGTTTTTAAGCATAATTTGTTTTTCTTCAAAAATTTTTCTTCCATATCGAAAATACTCTTCACCAACATTTTTAACCATTTCAATAGTTTGTTCTTCTAATGTAATTGATTTAGATTTTACACAAACATGTAATTGCTTACATATAGTATCAAATTCAATAGGAGATTGATAAGCACCAAGCTCATCATCCCAAACCCATTTACGTTTTAAGAAACTAACTTCAGACATAGGAATATAAGGTACAGAAACTGCATCCTTATCAGCCATAGTGTACTGAATATCTAAGTCAGCTAAAACTTTTTGCATAGATGTATGATTAAACCAAGGAGCAGATTGTGCTACTCCCATAGCATTATCATCACCATATGTTAAAAGTGAAACTTCTTTTTGAAATTTAGTTAAATCTTTATGTGGTGAAAGCATATAATAACAATATCTAACATAGATACTATTAACAAGACTGTTGATATTAACAGTCAAAGGGTGTCCAGATGGATTTGTTCCAAACATTTCAACAATATCTCCTCTAAAATTAATTAAAGGAAAAGCAGTATCTTCAGCAATACCAGAAATTACAGTTAAATCAGATTCTGAAAATCCAGCTAACTTACATAATTTACGGATAATATCGAAAGCTGCTAAAATAACAACAGGAGGCATTCTTTTATCAAATTTACCATAATCTCCAGCAATCATATTTTGATCACCAAATTTGGTAAGATGTTTATGAAATTTATCCCAATCTTTGGAAAAGGTGTTGACACCAACACCACATTCAAAAGCTACATTATTCTTTTGCATTAATCTATTAAAAGTAAGTAAATATTTACGAACAACTAATAATGCATCCATAGGCATAGCAGTAAAAATTCGAGTCTTTTTAGCTTCTGCTTTTGCAAAAGTTACAGGTTCATCTTTACAACATCCACTATAAATTGTCATATTACGGATACCTTTTTGATAATTATTAATAATTATATCAACACGATCAAAAATTTCATCTGTAACAGTGACAGGATCAGTGTAATCACCAAAAGGTGCTACTTCTTTAAGAAAATGTATCTTTCCCTTACCCCAAGGAAAACCAGCACTGGTATTCCTTTCCATTTTATTAATAAACATAACTCCAGGAGCTCCATTAATAGCAGTGTTATCATCTAACACACACATTTGTTTAATTTCTTCTAAAGGAACATTATTAATAATATCATTATAAAAAGCATCAGCACAAAGTTGAACGACTTGAGAATTAAGACGTGTAACAGGTCGCACCATATCAAGTGCAGCTAAACGCCAAGGTTCCCAACTTTTAAGTTCAGGTTTTGTATGAGCTAAAGGATAACCTTCAGCAAGTGCAAGTTCACTCAAAAGATGTTCAGTAACCATAGAATCAGAACCATTCCGAAAGGAAGGTAATGAGCCATAATGTTTCATAGCACCTTTTTCAATAAATCTAAAAGTAGATTTACCATGAATATCACCTACAACATGATTAGTAGAAGTACTATTAATCATAGGTGTTCCTGCTTGAATTATTACTCCTTCAAATTTTGCAAGTTCTTGTCGAATTTCATCAAGAGTAATAGGCATAGCTAAAGTTTTACCTTCACTATTTAAAGCATAATGAATACCTAAAATAATAGGACCATAAAAACTCTGAGCAATACATAATGATCCACAATCACCTAAAATAGTTGGTGTTTGTGGTACAGCTATCCAATCTGAGATTGTATAACCAAATTTAGAAACAAACCAATTTGAATTTCGCTTTATATTCTTAAGCCCATTAACAGTCAAAATACCTTCACAATTTCTGCGAAGATAAAAACCGTTCATACTCCCACTTATAGAATTTTTCTGAAATAATCCAGAAATATCTTTACGAGGAGGTAAATTGGTCAACTTAAGGAACACGATATCTCTCTGTGCCATATAACGCAATTCAGATCTATATACAGTAATTTCTAAAGTGGAGGAAACCCCTACTAAATTAGAATCATTACGAATAATAATCTGAAATTCGTCAATATCTTGAGGAAAAAAGTGTGCATTACACATATAAATATGTCCTGCTACACAAATAATATTTCCTTCAATTTGTTTCAAAGTTTCCCGTTGAAAACGAACTTGAATATAATTAACATTATTAGATAATAAAGTAGTTAATTCAGTTTCGTTCAAACTTTTATAAGAAGATGTTCTATCTGAGACATCCAAACGGTTAATAACATATTGATTATTATACCAAGGATTTTCACGTTCATCTTTCTTAACATTAAGGGGTTTACCAATAGTACTTGATAAACCTCCTTGTTTCTCCTTATCAGAAGAAGTATTCATATAAGAATAAGCTTTATAAAGAGAAAAGAACATAGTTAAAGCACCTAAAATGACTCCAATATTATTACGAACCATACCTACTAAAGTAGATGGTTTTAAAGTTTGAGAATCAATTTTATCACCAATTGCACTTAATAAAGAACGATTTTGATCAATCCATTTACGTCTAAGTATAAGTAAATATACAAAAAATAAATTCATAAAATATGAAATAATGGATGAACCATAATAAGTTCCTTTATAAGTTTCAATTAAGAAATCTAAAATTTTACCTTCTAGATATTTTAACCATGAAAATTGTGGTTTATCTTCAATTGATTGAAATTGAAGTTTAAGGGTTTCTTTAACCCAAGTTGTATTATACTGATCAATCTCAGTAGCTTGTGTTTCTAAACAAGAACAACAATTAAGAGGTCTAAAACAAACATCACAAATAGAAATTTTTGAAAAATCATGAAGAGATTTCATAATTCTAGCTTCTTTTTGTGAATGAGCTATAGCTTCAATACTATAAAAATGAATAAAATCA